CCATGTATATTCTGGCATGAACACATTTCAATTCCAGTATGGTGCGATTGAAGGGTGGGAGGGTTTGCAGATGTAATAGGGGAGTTTTTATTTCAATTCCAGTATGGTGCGATTGAAGGCAGCAGGAAAAGTGGCAGAACCCAAACTAAGGATATTTCAATTCCAGTATGGTGCGATTGAAGGTCAAGTTTGATGTACCTCAACTCACCGTTGTCAAATTTCAATTCCAGTATGGTGCGATTGAAGGGAATCAGAGACTCGCACCGTGTCAATGTTTACCCCTGAATAGATACCTCTCTTGCCTTTTACGGCATTGATTACAAGTTCCGCGATGTCTATCGACTCTCCGTATTCACCCACCACTCTCACGGTCATAAAAACCGAATCTTTGCTCGACCCATCCTTTGAATGCGATGGTGTTAATCCGACTCGTGAGTATATGATGAAGGGCATCTGCGTGTCGTCCGCGATGATCGGATAGATCCTATCACCAACCTTTGCAACCAACGCTGTGGATGCGTTAAGGAGTGTACGAACTGCTGCGCCTACCTTGAGTGTCATTTGTACTTCTCGTTTACTTTTCTAACTTGCTCCGAAAGAACCTTATCCATCTCACCGAAGATCTTTTCCTCTGTCTGCTCCTTCGCGGCCTTGAAGAACCTGTACCCCTCGATGCGGCCCCTGTAGGCTCCCTTTTTTCGGGTGTAGCGGTCATTTGTGCCAACCTCGAAGAACTTCAGTCTGAAATCGCCTAACAGGTGTATCTTTGCTTCCTTGGTCTTGTTGTCGACCTTAACCTTGATCTTCACCCCCTGCTCCATCTTCTTACCGTTCCACCTATTCGGTGTTCTGGTCTTCAATGCCCCGCTCTTGGTTGTTACGGTTCGCAAATTTTTCTTTGTCTGACGCACGAGGATGTTGCCCGATCTTCTCAATGCGGATGTCAGCACCCGCTTTCGGTTCTTCGGAGACATCTCCGCGAACATGGCCATCACCTCTCTGTCATCTACCTCAATCATTTACCTTAACTGTTTTGAGCGTCAACATTCTTAGGTCGTAATTCGGAATCACCGCCTCGATGTCATACGGGGTGCCCTTATATAGCACCCTCATCTTCTCGGTTACCTGGTGTTGAATCCTGATACGGAAATCTACTGTGTAGCTGGTGAAGATCTCGCTGTTCTTGGTCTCTACTCTACCGTCTCGATGCAATATGTCGGCTTTCGTCTCTACCTGGGTAGTCCAGGTCTTCTTGCGCTCGCCATACTCATTGACCGTTTCCGTCAAGGCTTGAATCGTGATGGGGTATAGTAGTCCTCCTGCTCTCATCGCTCATAATTCCTTAGGAGTGACATAAGCCTATCAGACGCCATCCGCATCCGCGAAGAATCTCCATTGGGGATCTCGTCCTCCCTGCTTCGATAGTAGGATCCGATGAGCAGGAGCATCGCCCTGCGCAGTACGCGGGGAAATGCTCCACTCTCAGTTACTATCTCACTGATGGGCATGCATATCTCACTCTCGACAATCTCCTCCACGTCAAGGATCAGATCCTCGATGTACTGGTCGTCGCCAGTATACTCCGCATCCACATTGAGATGTGATTTAGCTTCTTCGAGTGAGATATATGTGCCCATAACGTTTTCTTACTTCATTGAATACACTGAGAATGATTCAGTTCTGATCTGGCCCATGTCCCAGTAGGAGTTCACGGTCAGTCGAACCATCCCGGTGGTTGCCAGGGTGTAGGGGTCGACGGTGATGTCGATTGCACCCCACTGTCCGAGAAAGTAGTGTGCCCAGTTACCGAACACGCTCCCGAATTCATCTGTGTTGGTCCCCAACTCGTCGGGTAAGTTGTTCGTACGGAAAGCATTGTACCCGTTCAGGAATCCCTTTCCACCGTCACCGATGATGAATCCTCCAGCTCCGGAAGCGTCTTTCACTTTCGTTTTTGCGGCGCCGGCCAAAGATGGGTGCAGAATATAGGCCAGATTGCCAAACTGCGCATTGTTCAGATCGGCGGCGGTCTCCATCGCCACGATATTGGCCCAAGACATGGCACCCTTCGCGGTGAAGTTCTGGAACAGTCCGTCGGGCACTCCGTCTGCATGGACGGCTGCGCTGAACGCGGTCTGTTCGATCTTCTGCGCGATGGCCTGCGCGAGCAACTGGCGAACCAGATGTTCAACCGAGCGGTTCTCCTGCACGAGCAACTGCTTCGAAATGTCCACGTAGGCGGTCAGACGCTTCGGCGTGAATGCCGTTCCTTTCGAAACGGTATTCACTCCGTCTTTTGCCGCCACGTTCTCGCCTTCCCAGGTCACGCTCGCAGCGGTGGTTTTTGGCCAGTACAAGTTTCCAACCAGTCCGGTCATGATCCTTGCCCCGGCGGCGGAGAGAACCAGGTTTGCTTCAAGAGGAAGCAACATTTCCATCTGATCCTCGTCGATCAGTACGCCGGTGGTGGCTTCGGTGCCGGCGGTCAGCGCCGCACGGGTTTCGAACGGAACGATCAGATCTCCGGTGCTTTCACTCGATACGGATCTGTGCAGCTGTGCAGCTTCCGCGATAACGGAGGCTTCGGAATCCCTCATCGGCTGGTGGTTCATCTGCGCTACGATGGCCCGGCGAAGCGAAAACTTCTCCGTCTTCGCAGCGGGGACACCTCGGCCACGATTCTCTTCCTCGTGTGCGAGGATGTCGGTGTTCAACTCGGCAATCCGAACGTTAAGTTCGTTATGCTCTTTCATTTCGTCATCGTTCAGCTTGCGGGTTTCCGCCTTTGCCTTTTCGGTGATCTCTTTCGCGCGTTTAACGGCTTCTGCCTTATCGGCGCGTAATTCGGCTAATGATTTTTCTTTTGCCATTTCAGTTCAAAAATTTATTTAGGTTAGTATAATACGCGTCCAGCTCTCGCTCGCGCTGTTTTCTCAGTTCTTGTTCCAGTTGTTCCTTCCCCCGCATGTACACGGAAGTTTTCGAATATGCGGCATCGTACACGGGTGATACGTCGTACAACTCGTCGATTTTCTTGATGGTCCTCTTCCAGGTCTCCCCCTTCTTCTCCCAGACGTCCTCCGCGACAGTGAAGGCGAAGGAGGATTCCGTTACCTCGCCGCGTTTCAGATATTCCAGCAACTCGTCGCCAAGCGCCGTTCTGGGTGCGTCGAACCTGTATCGGAGCCCTTTCCCGTCGACGGTCAGCGACAACGTGCCCTCCCCCTTCTTGCTTCTGGCCAGGATACCCCGTCGCTCGTCGTGATTCAGAAGGGCGAACACGTTGCTTTTTTCGATCACGCCATCCAGCGCCCTCGGCTCGATGATCTCCTCGATGTCCAGTCCATCCGAAGGCACGTTGAAGAGCAGGGCATATCCCTCGACCTTCCGGCTCTCCTCGTCGACGGTCACTTCCGCCGTTATGTTTCTGATTTCTTTCTTATTCTGTTCCATCATCTGTTATGTTTGTGCTGTCCGGGTTGCCGGCAGCGGCTTTTTTTAAGGGTTGTACATTCACCTGCACGAATGTTTCATCTCCCCCCTCTACCCGGGAGAGGTTAACCTCGCGGCGGATCTCGTTCGGCTTGGCCGCGCCTATCTGGAACATCGTGTTCCAGTAAGAGGCCTGCGATGCCTTGTCGGTGCGGAGCAACACGGAGGTGTTGAACTCGGCAACCATGCTCTTCCGTTCGGCGCGGAGAAATATCTTGCGATTGAACTCCGTCTCGAATCGCGTTATGATCGGCAACAGTGTGTCATTCAGGAATTCAAGCTGCGTGGCCTCGATGGTCGCATAGCTGGACTTTGTAAGGTCAAAGGCCTTCACGGGCGACACAGAGAAGTACCGACATATCTCGATCACGTTATGCTGTCTGGACTCAAGCATCTGCGAGTCCTTCGGAGTCACCGAAATGGTTTGGTAATCCTGGTCGCCCTCGAGGATAACGATGCCGTTCGGACTACCTGTAGCCGGATTCGTCCGTGCCTCCCAATTCCTGTACACCTGGTCTTTCTGCTCTTGCGTAAGGCGTGCCTTGAATTTAAGCACCCCAGCCATGTTGGCGCCGGACCTGAAAAATCCGGAGGCATGGGCCTCGCTGTTCGATGCAATCCCCAATGTCTGCCTCGCATGTGTGAGCGTGGACACCCCGATCACGCCATCGTATGAAAAGTTGAGTATGTGAATCATGTCCTGCGGATCCACAAGCGCGGGCAGGTCGTAATCGTCGAAGCCGGTAACCCGGTAACGTTTTCTCTTCTTTCCGTCTATCTTCAGAAATTCAACGCTTACATGACTTGACGGGATGTATATCAGCTGTTGTACCCGGTTGTTCTCTCGCTCTATGTATGCGTAAGCATTCCCTCGAAGCAGCATTGACGCCGCCAGGACCTTGAAAAACACGAAGCGAGTCATGTCCTCGTTAGGCTCGAGGTTCAGGATCTCGAATATCTCCGTATCCCGCATCGGGGACTTGAATCCCTCCGCATCGATCCTGTATGTCTCGAGCGGAAGGACAGCGATGGAGTCGGAGATCAAGTCGACACAGCGGTACACCGTGCTCAGCAGCATCGGCGCACTGGTGCTCTCCAGCCACGACGGATAGAACGGCGCAGCCGGCAACACCTCGCGGACTTCTTTCTTCTTTCCCCTGAAAATTCCCATCTGGTG